CCTTTCGGTATGTACATATATCACTCTAAAGGCACATAATAGCAAGTCATTTCTGCGGTTTTCCGAGCCATAATCTACACAAATATCCGAGGTGGAAACTGTGTATATTATTCCTCTTCGCCGGTCAGGATGAAGCGGACGTATTCCTTCCGATGCTCCTCCAGATAGGTGACCAGTTCGTAGAAATCACGCTCGTAGGCAAGTCTCTGCACCATGTTCACATCGAACATATTTGTAAGCCCCGTGTCGCGGATGGCGAGAATCTGCTCCTTAATCGTCTGCGTCATCGCTGCACACCTCCAATCCCGATACCAGCTTTGTATAAATCGTGGTATAGCGTTCGCACTCCGCGCCTTCCGTTCCCGCGATGGCCTGCAGGAAGAAGTCGGCGGCTTCCTTGCGGGAATCCCATACCTTTTTCTCGCCGTAGCAGACGGTCGTGACCGTGGCGAGTTTCTTCACGATATCCTCGCCGTAGACCACGTTCAGTCCGCTGCCCGTGTCCCACCGCATGAGGAGGGAGCCGGTATCGTCCACGCCGAGGACGGTGCCTTTCGTTCCGACAGGCGGAGCCTGCACATCCTCCATCCGCACCAGTTCCACCCGTGCGCCCGCAGGGTACTCCCTGCGGATACGCTCTACCGTTTCTTTATTCGGAAATCTCATGGTCGGCACCTCCGTTCTTGAAAGCCGAGGAACCCGTGAGGTTCTTCAGCAGGATTTTCCGCTCGACCTTGTACTCCGCGCCAATGAAGCCCAGCCGCAGGAGGAAGCAGCGGAATGCGTACTTCTCGTTGTCCACTTCCTTTTCCGTGGCGGTCACGCGCTTGGCGTTCCTCGCCATCTCGCAGAGTGCGGAAACAAGGTGCATATATGCCTTTGCGGAATCGCCGTCCATCTCCGTGAACCAAGGGAAGGATACCTTCTCGTCCGTCACCTCAATCGGAAGGCTGTCTGTGCCGATGGCTTTCTTGATGAGCGCCGCCTTGGAATCCACGATCCTCTGAAGGTTCTCAAGGGCTGCGTCCGAAAGGCTGTCCCTCGGAACCGCCACCGTAAGCCCCTCTGCGGCGGCCTGTGCCGCGCTGTCCTCGGTTTCGGATTCTTCCTCGACCTCCGAGTCCGCGCCGTCCTGCGGCTCACATTCAAAACCCGCGGCAGCGATGGCTTCAAGCACCTGCTCTACCTCCTCGCTGTCGGCGCGGTCATCGAAGAGGAGCGTTCCGTCCTTGGTGACCGTGAAGTAGTCGATCTCGTAGTTGCAGGTCGGCATGAATTTGTACTCTGCCTTCGCTCCCGTGGTGTCGGCGATGACCTTTACCAGTTCCTTGCGCTTTGCGCCTGTTACGTTGTACTTTACTTGCATTGCGTTTACCTCCGTTTTCGCTTGTTTTCTGTGCCTTTCGGCGTGTATATACATCACTCTAAAAGCCCGGAATAGCAAGCGAATATCGGATTTTTCTCTGTAGAATTACCGCCGGATTATTCGGTCGGAAACTGTGAGTAATACACAATGCCCGAAAGCACGAAAACCACGCACGGCAGAGCCACGCCGTTGCCCCACATCTTATACTCCGCAGAATCGGAATACGGATTGGCAAGCCACTTCTTTATCTGCTTTGAAGTCTTGGGCTTGCTGTCGGGAGCGGTTGCCAGCCGCCATGTCTCGAACACCTTGTACCAATAGTACAGTTCCTCATCAGACGGCTTTGCCGTGCCGAGATCATCGCACCACCAGTCCGGGAAGCCCTGCAGCCTTGCGCACTCGGTCGGCGTGAGCCTGCGGACAATGTAGTACGGTTCTTCCGAGATAGTCGGTGGATCCTTGTAATCCGTAGCGACCAGCGTGTTCGCCACGTCCTCCTCGGCTTCCATATGATAGGAATTCTTGCTCGTGGTATAGACGGGATGCGCCACCGCGCCCGGTCCCTTCGCCACCATCGTAGGCTCGACTTCCTCCTCGACCGCGATCCCGAACTGCGCATTCTGCCCCATGTTATAGGTAGCTCTGTCGATGCCGTAAGCCACGCCGTGCTGCTCCGTTGCGTTCAGCGTAAAGCTGACGTTGTCCTCGGAGTATCCGCTGCCCTTATGGGACGGCCTTGCGCCGTTGCCCTCAAGAGCCACCACAGCCATGCCTCCCTGGTTGCAGGAGGGATTGCCACCATTTCCGTCAAGCGTCCGCGAGGTATCGGCTTTATAAAAGCCGCTGTGCGGATTGTCAGATTTCATGGAGTTGCTCTCCTTGGAGCAGATGCCGAAAGCGGTCGGAACGAACAATGTCTGGTCGTTATTGCATCCGAGCGTAGCAGACTTATCGTCTTGGATCAGCGCACCCTTGCCGCCGCCCTCGCAGCCGGAGCGAATCTTCAGAGTCTTCGGTGTCTCCACCACGAACGGCTGGTTATTGCCGCCCGTGCCGAAAGTGGAAAGGACAGTCTGCGCCACATCGAGCGGTCCCGTGTATCTGGAATCCTGCGAGTGGTTCTCGAATACCAGCGGAGGATGGTGGCTTTCCGCACGGAGCGTGTTCGTCACATCCTCGGTCAAGTCCATCCGCTGCCCGCCCTGGTCGTTCAGGCAGAAAGTGTCTGTCTCTCCAAAGCCCTCTTGAGCATCAGCGGCAGCTCCTTGCCACGCGCGGAAGCCCTCCGCAGAATACCCAGACACGCCTTCTGACTCAAATAGTATTTTTCCGGCACTCCCGCCTGCAAAATCTGCGACAAGGTAGATGCGTTTTCTTCTCTGGGGAACTCCCCAATACTGAGCGTCAAGCACTCTCCAGGCAACGGAGTAACCGTCTCCCACGATGCTTCCTGCGGACTGCCACTTCTTAACTGAAGGAACAGATACGGTTTCGTCTGCGATGCGGCAGACGCTTTCGAGGACGCATCGGAAGTCCTCTCCCTTGTTTGAGGAGAATGCCCCGGGGACGTTCTCCCACACGATGTATCTTGGATATTTGCCATTGGTGGCACACCTCATTTCCTTTATGATTCGGACGGCTTCATAGAAAAGCCCGGAGCGGTTACCGTCCAGACCCTCGCGTTTACCGGCTATGCTCATATCCTGGCACGGCGAACCGAACGTGATGATATCCACAGGCTCAATGCTCCCGCCGTCCATCTTGGAAACATCGCCATAGTGCTTCATAAAAGGCAGCCGTTTGGTGGTCACCCTAATAGGAAACGGCTCGATTTCTGATGCCCACACGGGAGCAATGCCGGAAATCAAGCCGCCCAAAGGAAAACCGCCGGAGCCGTCAAACAGGCTGCCGAGCGTCAGTTTATTCATCGGACACCTCCAGATCTGCGAAGGTGTATGTCTTGCCGTCCCTCTCCACGGAAACGCCGTCCGCAGAGCCGGCCTGCTCGATGTACCGCTTCACGATGACATCGCAGTATTTCTCGTCCAGTTCTATGGTGTAGCAGTCCCTGTCAGTCTGCTCACAGGCGATCAGCGTGGAGCCGCTGCCGCCGAACGGATCGAGGACGAGCGTGTTGCTCATAGAAGAATTCTGTATCGGGTACGCCAGGAGCGGTATGGGCTTCATGGTCGGATGATCCGTGTTCTTCTTGGTCTTTTCAAATTCCCATATCGTGGTCTGCTTGCGGTCGGCGTACCATTGGTGCTTGCCGCTTTTCTTCCATCCGTACAGACAAGGCTCATGCTGCCATTGGTACGGGCTTCTCCCAAGCACCAGGCTCGGCTTCTTCCAGATGCAGCAGCCGGAAAGATAGAATCCCGCATCTGCGAACGCCTTTCTGAAGTTCAGCCCCTCGGTATCCGCATGGAACACATAAATGGACGCATCGTCCGCCATGACCTTTTCGATATTGGAAAATGCATCGAAGAGGAACTGATAAAACTTCTCATCCGCAAGGTTGTCGTTCTTGATCTTCCCGGCAGTCCCTTCGTAGTTCACGTTATACGGAGGATCGGTCACCACAAGGTTTGCCTTCCGTCCCTGCATGAGCGTGTCGAAGGTTTCCGCTTTCGTGGAATCGCCGCATACAAGCCTGTGCCTTCCGAGCGTCCATACATCGCCGCTCTTGGAGAATGTGGGCTTTTCCAGTTCCGCATCCACATCAAAATCGTCCTCCTGCACATCCCCGTCTCTCTTGAACAGGTCGGACAGTTCCTTTTCGTCAAAGCCCGTGAGGGACAGGTCGAACGCCTCCGCCTGCAGAGCTTCGATCTCCACGCGCAGAAGCTCCTCGTCCCATCCTGCGTCCATCGCCATTCTGTTGTCGGCGAGGATATATGCTTTCTTCTGCGCTTCTGTCAGATGGTCGGCAAAGACGCACGGAACCTCCGCGATGCCTTCCTCCTTCGCCGCAAGAATACGACCGTGGCCGGCGATTACGCCAAAGTCACGGTCGATGATCACGGGATTGATGAAGCCGAACTCTCGTAGCGAGGAGCGCAGCTTGTTTATCTGTTCCGGGGAGTGGGTACGCGCATTATTGACATACGGCACCAGCTTTGTGATCGGAACGAGCTGCATTTCAGTCGTTGTCTTCATAGCGCTTCACCGCCTCCCTCAATTCTCTGTATTTGTCGGTATGTTCCCAGGTGGGATAACCGTTGCCGAAATGCCCGTATGCGGAATACTCCGCAAAGGAGCAGTTCCGCAGGCAAAACTCGTTGATAATCGCCGCCGGACGCATATTGAACACATCGTTCGCGGCTTTCGCAATCATCTCATCGCTGACCTTGCCCGTGCCGAACGTATCGATCTGGACAGCCACGGGATCGGCTTTCCCGATGGCGTAGCTGATAGCGACCTGGCACTCATCCGCCAAATCAGCGGACACGATGTTCTTTGCGATGCACCGAGCCATGTACGCGCCGGAGCGGTCGACCTTTGTGGGGTCCTTTCCGGAGAACGCACCGCCGCCATGAGCGCCGAGTCCTCCGTAGGTATCAACCATCAGTTTCCTGCCCGTAAGTCCCGTGTCCGCCCTGGGACCGCCCTCCACGAATCTGCCGGAGGGATTGACGAGGATTTCCGTATCGGCGTCAAACGGGAACTTCGTGAACACAGGATGCAGTACCTCGGCAATGATTTCGCTCTTTAACACATCCAAGTCTTTGTCCTTGTCGTGCTGGACGGAAACCACGATGGTCTTTACGCGCTTTGGCTTGCCGTTCACATATTCCACGGTGACCTGCGCCTTGCCGTCCGGCTTGATGCCGTGGATGAGGTTGTCCTTCCTGACGGCGTCCAGTCTTTTACATATTTTGTGTGAAAGAAGGAGCGGCAGGGGAATGTACTCCCTTGTCTCGTTGGTAGCGTACCCGTACACGGTGCCCTGATCGCCCGCGCCGAGATTGGCATAGCAGGAGGTATCGCCGTTCCTTGCTTCAATGCTCATGTCCACGCCGCCCGCGATGTCGCGGCTCTGCTTGCGGATGAACACATAAATGAGGAAGCCGTAAGGATTGTAGCCGACCTTCTCCAGCGCCCTGCGGACGGTGTATCGGATATCCACGGTCTTCGAGCAGGTGATCTCGCCCGCAACGATGATGCGCCGTCCTGCCGCCATGACCTCGCAGGCTACGCGGGAGGACTTGTCTTTGTAAAGGCAGGCGTCCAAGATGCTGTCGGCGATGAAGTCGCACAGCTTGTCGGGATGTCCTGCGCATACGCTTTCCGCTGTCTTGTAAGTTTTCATGTCCATATCTCCATTTCTTTTATTTTCTGTTCTTTGCGCGGAGCAGCCGCTCCATCAGATCGTCCTGCGGGCTTGCGCCGTCATATTCCACGGAGCAGTTCTCACGCACGATCTGATAGATTTGGAACCAGTCCGCATTGACCTGTTTCTTGTAGTCGCGGCTCATGGACACATAAGGCGATGCGATGGCGTTCCCCGTGGTGGGATGCTTGGCGAGGTACCCGAATTCGGATATCGCTTCCTCGCATTGAATCCACCGCGCCACGCTCATCGCGTACTGCTCTATAAGCTGGTTGTTTACTAACATTTCACAGCCCCGCGCCTTTAGCCACAGCCACGTTTCTCTGAAAATCTCCTCGGCACACAGGTCGCTGCCGTTTTTCTGCTTTGCCTTGAGGTAATCCCTGACGGGAGGAACATCCTCGCCCCGGATATCCGCAGGCTCCGGCAGATCGTCCGGCATCACCAGCGTTCCCTTTGCCGTGCCGTCCTGTATTTTGTCTACGAGCGGTTTCCTTTTCGGACCCGTTCCCGGTCTGGGACCGCCCCTGTTGGTACCGTCTTTTGCCACATTCTCACCTCCGATCTGCATTCACCGGGTTAATACCCCGTTTGAATACGAAAATTCGCGCACGAAGCCCCAGGCCGCTGTCCGCTATAGGACCCGTAGAGATTCAGACCGCCCTACCGGTCAGTGCCGGTCGCCCATCTCAATATGAATCTTGGTGTGGCAGGACTGACAAAGACTCATCAGATTGCTTTCCCTATGGTCGCCGCCTTTTGAGATGGGAACGATGTGATGCACTTCCTCGACGGGAGTGTATCTGCCTTCCTTGAGACAGCGTTCGCACAGCGGGTGAGAGGCAGCGTAACGGTCACGGATTCTTTTCCAGCACCTGCCGTATTTTTTATTGCTGTCGGGAGACCGCTCGTAACGGTTGTAATTCTCCCGCACGGCTTTCCTGTGTTCCTCACAATAAGGACCGTCAGAGAGTCGACCGCATCCGGGATAACGGCATGGTCGTTTCGGTTTTCTCGGCATGAAGTCACCTCGCTTTCCGGGCATGACAAAAGCCCCACGGGACTGTTCCCATGAGGCTTTTTGATTCTGCTCTGCTGATTATATACTACCATAAATACATGGTGGGCATTGCTGTGCAAAACTAGGTATTTTCGGCGCGGTCATATGATGATGCAGTCCTCCGGCACGGTGATATGCTGCAAGGCTCTGCCATGCCAGCGACGTATGGTGCTTTCATCCGCAAAGAGCGTGTCGCCAATCTGTTCCCATGTCCAGTTGTGGATGTAGCGGTAGCGGAGTACCATCTGCTCATCGGGATTTTCCACCTTGTCGATGACGGTGCGAATCTGTTCTTTTAAAGCGACCAGCTTATCGATCTCGGCGTTTATTTTCTGTTCCAGTTCCCATACACGCTCAAAACATCTGACGAAGGGAGCCTCCGTTGAGCGGTTGGGATTGTAATGCTCCTCGAAGCCGGGTGAACCGACACTTGATGCCATTTCCCGAAGGCGCGCAGCCTCCGCAATGTCGCTGTTTATTTTCTGGTCAAGCCTGTAGGACTGTTTCAAATATTCTTTTGGTGTCATAATTTCAGACCTCCTCTTTGAGTTTCCTTATGAGCATCTCGCCGTCTACTTCCGTGAGGCACTTGTACCAATCGGAGCGGAAGAACCGCTCAATGGAGGCAGCCTCTGCCTGTGCGAGATGGTTACGTGGGTTTCTTTTCAATTTTCGTGCGGCGGCTCGGTAGTCCTTTGCCGCCTGGATGATGATGGCGTTTGCCAGTTTTTCATATGGGTCCATCGCCACCTCCGTTCCCGTGACCTGTGACCTCACGGCAGTCTGTTGTGAAATATCTGATTTTTAAGCCCTTTTTGACGGCACGTTCGTATTCGGCTTTCATGCCTGCGGAATATTCCGAACCGAAAATCCAAACCTCGGTGCATTTGTCCATGAACACATTTCCAAAGGAAAGCCCAAGGGAGCGTTCTACTGGATTCTCGTCATTTAAGAACTGCGAAAAGAACAGGTGCGCCGCAAAGGGCAGGTATCCTTTATCTACCGCATATCTGCAATATTTCTGTGCCGCGAGAATGTTACGAACGGTATCCCCGGCATAAGGGCTGCAGATATAAACGATGGTGCGGCTTTCGGAAGACTTCTTTCTTGCCTGTGCGTTAACCTTGCGGATAGCTTTCCTGCGGTCGCTTTTTTCTTTTCTGTTGCACTTTGCGATAACGGCTCCTGCGGTCGGATCGTAGTAGCCTTCCGAGTTTCTGTATATGTTATTTGCCATCACGGTTCACCTCCAGTTCGGTAATCTCGATGTATATGCCTGTCGGTTCGTCCGACCAGCGTTTTTCTACGGTCTCCCTCACGACCTGGGCATCGTCTTTCCAGAATCCACATTTTGTCATGCAGTCCTTCAGGAGTTTCTGCAGGTTGTCGGTATCAGGCTTGGTTATCCGAAAGTCGCCATTCTTATGGGACTTGCCCTTCGGAAAGAGCCACAGCGTCGCAAGGGCAACGGCTCCTTCTATGGGTTTGTCCGGCCTGTGAAGGATGAGGTGACCTGTCAGCAGTTTCTTTGCCTCCTTCACGGGAGCGGGATCGTAAAATATAGGTTTGCCGTGAACGATACGTACCTGCTTTTCCTGTGCGGTAGCGGTCGGCGGCTTCATTGCTATAAAAAAGTTCATTTTCTAAACCTCCGTGTATTCTGCGTTATTCCATTCTGTTCAGTTACCGTTGCGCTCCGCAGAAGTGGAAGGGCAGGCTATGCAGCCCTTTCCACTTTGGGAGTGTAACGACCGTTCTTCTGTCTATGTCTTTATATAGACAGCGTAGAAGAAGAAAATCCGATCAGCCGTTTTCAGGGTTCGTTTTCGTGATGACGCCTTTGTCGAGAGTGAACTCGTCGCCCATTTTCTTGAGCCTTGCGTACACGGTCTTATCAATGACGCCCATGTACTCCGCCATGTCCTTCACGGTGACCTTGCCGTCCATGTCGAGAGCGGAGAAAGCGGTGCGGAACTCATCGGCGGCGTCATCCGGCGTCTTGCTCTTCGGATTGTTGAGCCGTCCTGCCTGCGGAGTGCCCTGTGCAGGCATCGCGCCGAGCGTCCCTTTGTCATCGACCTTATGGATCGGGTACTCGAACCAGAAGTTGACGGGCGTGATGTTCGGGAACTCACGCAGCGAGGATTCGAGCCGCCATGCGGTTTCATTGCCGTCACGGACGTTGTTTGCGATATCCTCGGAAAGCTCAAGCTGAATCATGTCAAGCTGGGCATCAGGATCACGGGCGAACACGCCGGAGCCCGACGCTCTGTCCATCGCTTTTTTCATGCCCTGCGCACCCTTGCTGTGATGATGGCAGTAGATGGTGCTGCACCCGGTCTCCGTGCAAATCTTGTCGAACTGGTTACAGAACGCGCCCATTTCGGAGGCGTTGTTCTCATCGCCCGTGATAACTTTGTAAATGGGATCGATGACGATAGCGTCAAAGTGCTGATCCCGTACACGGCGGATGAGTTTCGGAACAAGCTGGTCGAGCGGTACGGCGTGACCCCTGAGGTTCCACACCACGATGCTGTCCGCATTTTTGATGGGCAGACCGAGTGCCTCGTAGATTTTGAGAAATCGGTTGATCGCGCTTGCCGGATCAATCTCAAGGTTCACATAGAGGACTCTGCCTTTCTTGCAGGGAAAGCCGAGCCAGGGCTTGCCTTCCGCGATAGCGATGCACAGTTCCATGAGAAGAAAAGACTTCCCGGCTTTGGACGAGCCGGATATCAGCATCTTGTGTCCTCTGCGGAGAATCCCTGTGATAAGTTCCTCCGGCAGTTCCGGCGGATTGTCCTTGAAAGTGTCGAGGGATACCATGTCGGGCAGTTCGTCCGAGATGCCCTCCACGAAATCCATCCAGTCCACCCATGACTTCCTGCCGATATTGGTCGCAACAAGGTACTGGCGGTTGCCGTTCCTGGTGACTCCCGGCATACGGGAGAGGCGGGACGGATTGCGGTTCTGTTTGTCGATGGACACTCCGTTTTTCTCCAGGAAGTCGTAGAGGAACTCCACGCGCTTTCTGTACTCGTCGTAATTCTCCGCATCCACGCGGACGATGGCATGGAGGCTTTTGCCTCCGCTGTGAACGAGCGCCGCGATAGGCAGTTCCAGCTTGCGGAAGACGATATCCTGTTCCGCAACGGGTAGCGTGTCCGACTCCACCAGGGCAAAGCGGAACTTCGTGATGTTCTCGTTCTTTACGCCGTCCCCATCGAGGGGATTGAAGCGAATCCATGCGCCGACCTGCGGTTTCCAGTCGCCGATGGTCGCGCCGAGGTCGTCGGGATGCTTTTTGAGCGATGCGATGAGTTCCCCGGCGGTGCGATCGTACACGCCCTTGCTCGGCAGCCACTTGCCTTCGGCGTCCTACCACACATCATTCGTGACATAGCCCACGCGGTCGTCTGCGTCAAAGAGCAGTTCGAGGTAGGTGATGAGGTCTGCGGAAGGGCTCCACGAGTCGGGAGCCGTGAATCCGTTGAAACCGTCCTCGCCGTCATACTCGATGGCGTCATCCCAATTGAGGCATCCGTCTTCGCCGCTGAAGGGAGTCCAGCCGCGTTCCTTCGCCATCTGGACGATAGTGCCGCCCTTGACGGGAGTGCCGGAGCCGTGAAAGCTGTTCCACTTGCGTTCGCACTCGCCGGGATGATAGCGTTTGTCGTTCCGGGACCAGTCGTCCCATATGGAGCAGGGGTAGCCCTCCTTCTTTAACGCCATGCCGACCGCAATCCAGTTGGCACGGCTCAAGGTCGCCACATCAATGGCTTTCAAAGCCGAAAGTATATTGTTATCCATAAAACAGTTACCTCCTAAGGTCTGTAGAGCGCGGGAGTGATCCCGTAAGGGACACGCCAGCTATTGTCAGCAAGCATCGAGATGAGGGAACTGGCGTCCTCGAACGCCCAGGTGCCGACCTGCCTGAAACCGTAGCGTTCCAGACAGCGTATCTGTTTCGGCGTTGCAAGCCCCATCTGCTGACGGCGCTGCAGGCGGTCGATGAGAAGGGACGCAAGCCCGGCGTTCCTGACGCTGTCGGCGAAGATGCCCCTGCGTTCCAGGAAAGCGACCTGCTTTTCGGACGGCGGAGCCATTTCCCATGCGAAGGTCGGCACATAATTCGTCAAATCCTCCGCCGCAATCGAAAGCGCATACTGAAGCGGATCGACCAGCTTGCGCTTTTTCCCGCGCATTTCTTCGAGCTGCTTTGCAAGAGCCGCCTCGCGCTCGGCAAGGACATCACGCTCCGCCTGTTCTTCGGCTTCGATAAGGTCGATGCCCTCATCGTCCGACTTCATCTGCTCATCAATCATCTTTGCAATCTTCTCGTCCTTGCTGATGAGAGCGGACGGTCTGCAAAGGTCGTGCCTTGCCGTCATCCAAAGGAAGTCAAGGAGCAGCAGATGGTCTTTCCCAGGAGCAAGCCTCATGCCGCGTCCGACCATCTGCTGATAAAGGGAGCGGATTTTGGTAGGACGCAGGATCACGATGCAGTCCACGGACGGGCAGTCCCAGCCTTCGGTGAGCAGCATGGAATTGCAAAGCACGTCATATCTGCCCGCCTCGAAATCGGCAAGCACCTCCGAGCGGTCATCGCTATTGCCGTTTACCTCTGCGGCGCGGAGTCCCACATTGTTCAGCATGGCGCAGAACTTCTGTGAGGTAGCGATGAGCGGCAGGAATACAACGGTCTTTCTGCCCTGGCAGTAGTTCGCCATCTCGACCGCGATCTGCTGAAGGTACGGTTCCAATGCGTGTCCGATCTCGCCTGCGGAGAAGTCGCCGCTTGAGATGCCGACATCCGCGATATCCAGTTCGAGCGGAATCATCTGCGCCTTGATCGGGCAAAGGTATCCCTCGCGGATAGCCTCGGTCATGCTGTACTCGTAAGCCTTGGAATCGAAGAACTCTCCGAGGTTTTTCATGTCACCTCTGTCGGGCGTCGCTGTCACGCCGAGGATATTGGCGGTCGGGAAATGATCGAGGATGCGCCTGTAGCTGTCGGAAAGGCAGTGATGCGCCTCGTCCACGATGATGTCCTGGAAGTAATCGTTCGGGAACCGGGCGAGTCTCTTTTCCTGCGCAAGCGACTGCACAGAGCCGACCGTCACCGGGAGAAAGCTGTCAAGGCAGGAGGACTCCGCTTTTTCGAGGACAGAGTCAAGCCCGGACGCTTCCTTCAGCTTGTCCGCCGCCTGGTCGAGCAGCTCCCCGCGATGCGCCATGATAAGCACACGGTGTCCCTTGTTTACCTGGTTTTCTGTGACCGAAGAGAACACGACGGTCTTTCCGCATCCCGTCGGGAGGACGAGGAGTGTCTTGCGGTACCCCTCGTCCCACGCGGAAAGGATCGCCTGTTTCGCCTCGGCCTGATAAGGTCGAAGTTCAAACATACGGCACCTCCTTAATTGAACGGCAGGTCTTCATCCCCGGTGATCTCCATCCAGTCGTCCTCTGCGGGGAAGAATTTCTCGTCATAGTCATAGAAGCGGTCGACATCGTTCGCCTGACGCTCGTTGCCGTCACGGTCGGTATAGGTGCGAGGTTTGAAGTGTGCGCGTCCGCGGCTGCCCACGACCTTGTTCCAGTCCATGACGAGCCTCTCGCCATGCTTCTTCTGACCGATGCAGCGGAAGAAAGCGGAAATGCGGAACTCCACGACACGGTTCAGAATGAGGTCGGTACGGACGCTTGCGATGCCGTCATCGGTTTTGACCTGCAGGGTAAGAGTCGCCTTGTTGCAAGCCGACATCTTGGCGGAGCCGGGAAAGCGCCCGCGCTCGAAGTCGGTAACGGTGAAGTTGTAGTCACCTTCCGGCAGGATGATGAACTCCTGACCATCGTTCTCGATGGCGTCATCCCAATCCATGCCGGCGTTGTTGTTGATGTAATCAGCCATGATAAAAATCCTCCTTTGTTAGTCCAGGACCGTGCGGTCCGCGTTGATAAGGTTCAGAATCTGCGGCCAGTATTTGAGAAGCCAGCCGGAGATGAATTTCTCGGAATAGCTGTCGATGGGAGCATCGGCGGCATAGTGTCCCTTGTCCGCTACGACCTTCTGAAGCTCTGCGTCCGTCACATTCGACTCAGCCATGAGGGAACGAAGGCGGTCGATGGGCTTGCCCGCATCGGAGGCAGGCTCGGCATCCGTCTTGAAAAGGTGCGCGATGTTCTTAAAGTCCAAGTCCATCTCTTCCGGCAGGCTGTGGCGGTTCTTGGCATCCCAGCACGGATGATGCGAGGTGTATATGACCCTCTTGCCGCCCTGGGCTTTCTTGGAGTTCGTCTCGGTCGTGACCACATAGGTCTTGTAATTAAGGAACAGGAGCATATCGCACCATTCCTTCAAAAGCGGGGCGACCTGCTTTGACAGCTTCATTTCCCATCTGTCGTAGGCTCCCTGTTCATCGGGCTGCTCGAATTTGCGCATTTTGGCGTGAGCGGTGATGACCACGTTCTTGCCGGATGCGATAACGGCATCGAGGGCGGCAAACAGTCTGCCGAACTCCTCTCCGAGAATGGTGTACCCTTTGCCGTAGCCGAAGGACTCGATGCTGTTCTGCTTGTATTTCTGGCAAACATAGGTGATGCAGAGCGCCTCTGCCCAATCCGCCGTGTCCAGTACGAGCGTCTTGCAGACATTCGGGTCGGCAGCCACTTCGCTGATAACGGAGAGGAGTTCCTCCCATGACTGCGGTCTGTCGATACGGCGCACGTCCATGTGTGCGGTGCCGCCCTCGGTATCGATGAAAAGCGGTTCGGGGAACGCAGAGGCAAAGGTCGTTTTACCGATGCCCTCGCTCCCGTAGGCGACCACCTTTAAGGCGCGGTCGATTTTCCCTCTGGTGATATTCAACATCTGTCATATCCTCCTTTACTTGAGCGAACAGGAGTAGTCCTCAACCACGGTACAGCCGGGAACCTTTGCTCCTGCGTTGATGAGCTTCCTGACCTCGGCTTTTGCGACTTCCGGCGCCGGGATGCGGAAACAGTCAAGGTGCTTGTTGCGTTTGAGCCAGCGGACCGCTTTCTCCGAATCCGACACACCCACACGGGAGGTCTTGCGGTAAGAGAAGGTCGCCACGCCGAGGTCGGTCTTTTCACCCGCACACTCGCGGTCGAGTATCTTCATGAGGCGGTCTTCTTTTTTGGCAAACCTGTCGCGGCGTGCTTTGAGCCGCTGTTCCTCAATTTTGAGAGAAGCTGTCTCGGCGCGGATGTTCAGCACGAGCTTTGCAAGGAATTCGAGGATGGATTTCTTCTCCATCTGAAGCGACTGAATCTGGGTGAACAGTTCGTCCGTATCGCCGAGGATTTCCCCGGTTTCCTCGTCAAATTCGATGGCATCCGTCAGCCGCAGGATTTCCGCATTAATCTCATACAGTTTCACAGGCGGCCTCCTTTCCGACTTCTCTAATTTCCAGCTCCTCCACGGAATCACCGGGAACGATGACCGTGAGACTGGTCTTGTTGCCGAAGAGGAATCGGAGAAACCGTTCCCTTACCGAAACTCTGCGGCAGGCAACGATCCCGTCGTTCTTCGGCTTCTTGCTGACGCTGATCTGTAATGTGTGCTTCATGGCACATACCTCACTTTCCGGAAGGGATGTTGTTTTTGTCCTTCCGCTGTTAAACAGAAAAGGGACACCGAAATTGAGGGTGTCCCTTGAGAAAAATCAGAGAAGTTTTTTCAGCTTCTTCTGAGCCGACTCGATGGACTCCTTAACGCTGTTGAACGCAGCCTTTTCCTTGCGGGCTATCTCCGCAATGCTCATGCCGTCACTATACATTTCAAATCTGCGTTTCTGTACGGGCGTAAGCTGCGAGAGCATTGCCTCGCACTTCTTGGCGAACTCTTTCTCCATGTATTCCTTTTCAGGATTGTCCGCTGCAGAGAAGTAGTCCCTGCCCTCATAGTCCATGTCATCGAGCGAGAACGCCGTGTGATAGCGATGGCGCTCATTGTTGGCGTGTTCCTCACGCCTTGAATCCAGGATGACGGTACCGATCTCTTCCGAGACCTCGACCTCCGTCATCTCGCCAGTTGCGAATTTGTACTTGATTTTCATTAGAAAAACCTCCATTCGTTTGTTGGAATGGAGGTTTTTCACAGAGACAGCGCAAAAAATGGCAATAGAAAACTAACCGCAGTCCTGTAGGAGTTTCCTCCATTCCGGGATTGCAGCTCTCTTGCTCATCAGATCGCTGTTGGGATATTCAGTTGTCCGTTATAAGGCGTGAGCCATCATTGATCATGTGATGCACCGTATAACGGGATTTCCCCCGAAGGGGGATGGGCGGGCTGATTGGATAATCTGTCACCGCCCATCGGATTCAGACCTTACTTTTTCTTTCCGGGTCTGGTCTGCGACAACGCACTGCCTGCGACAGATTTCGACTTGCCGCTGTAGCGGTTGTCTCGAAGAATCTGACTCGCTTTGGTAGCAACAGCCTTCGATGTCTGCTTTCTATTGCTTGCCATGCCGTTTCACCTCCTTCAAAGTGGTTTGAAGTGGATTTATGAGTGTTTACAAATCAAAATACTGGTTATGGATTGATTTTTACACATTTTCGTGATATAATGAAAATGTATATCTTGACCTTGCTGCATCCTGTCTGGCACTCTTCGTCCATCCGAGAGTATTATCGCTCCGCAAAATAGGACGTACAGCGGCTTAAGCATAGGACACATAGGACAAAACACAGGACAGATAAAAATCACGAGACAAGGAGAATCAGATGTGCTGGTAAAGACATATTTTGAGCGGTTATACCCGCACATACAGACAGCGGTTTACTATCCGAACAGGAAGAACAGCGGAATATTTGTTACGCTCTGCTTCTGTGCGGCGGGAAGTAATCACTTTCCATTTGCAAAAGGAAAAAGGTACACCTCGGAAGATGTACCTTTGCAAAGAAAGCTATATGACGGTTCTCGGACAATGACTGCGGACATCAAAGCGTCTTTTCATCCGTTTAACGAGGATGGGCTTGCAGCTTTTTATAAGGAAAATATCGAAGCCTCAAAGATGCGGGATGTAATGACAGCTTTCGGAATTCCTCCGACTGCCGAAATGAATGCGGATTGCCTGTGCAGGGCGTTGTCCATTCAGTTTCGGGCATTTGTCGACAGTCAAACAGATGAGGCGGATGATATCGTTGCTATGGAGTATCAGAAACTTCTTGCAGAGCCGCAGGAAAGAGTGACCGAAGCCTATCATCCGGCATCAGTACTGTATCCGGGAGATCAGATATACTTTAAGTCGCAGTATCGACCTACCTATCAAGTGAACATATATGAGGTATTCCAACATACATGGGAATTTGAAAATGCCGGGACGCAAGTATGGCGTGGACGCAGGCTCTTTTTCTCCAATCACGATACGGCTCGTCCGAGAACGGAAACAAATTACATTGATATACCTGATACACCGCCTCATAAGGGCGTAAAAATATCCGTGAGCATGGATGCCCGCGGCTTTGAAGGAAAAACGGAATGTAAGTGGATCATGGTTGACAGCGATAACAATGACTGCTTTCCGAACAGCAGCACATTCACTTTTGTAGTCAGCACAAAATACGATTATCAGTAATTTACGGAGGTAATACAGTGAGTGATGTTAACATCGAGAAATGGGTAACCCTGAAAGAAGTCCAATCATACCTCGGAGTAGGAAGAGAAACTGTTCTCGCATGGATTGCCAAACGTAATATGCCGGCTTATAAGGTGGGTCGGCTTTGGAAGTTCAAGCTGTCCGAGGTGGATGAATGGATTCGCTCCGGCGGGGCTGCCGATGACAGGGCTGACGAAAAATCCGATGAGGACAACGATTAAGTCCGTTTTATAGGACAGCATAAAAAGTACAATTATGATGGGTTCATCCAATTTACTGCAGGAGGTTATTTTAGATGGCTGAAAAAACAAAAGCCAATATCGGCTTTGAAAAACAACTGTGGGATGCGGCTTGCGTTCTGTGGGGACATATACCGGCAGCGGAATACAGAAAGGTAATCATTGGGCTTATCTTTCTTCGCTACATATCCGCAGCCTTTGATAAGAGATACCAGGAACTCGTTGATGAGGGTGACGGCTTTGAAGATGACCGCGATGCCTATACGATGGAGAATGTTTTCTTTGTGCCGGAAGAGGCTCGTTGGAGTACTATTGCCGCAGCCGCCCATACGCCGGAGATCGGTACGGTTATCGACAATGCCATGAGAGCTATTGAAGCCGAGAATAAGACGCTGAAGAATGTTCTTCCGAAGAACTATGCCAGCCCCGACCTTGATAAACGGGTATTGGGTGATGTCGTTGACATCTTCACGAACAACATTGATATGAGCAACACCACGGAGAGCGAAGACCTCCTCGGCCGCACCTATGAATACTGTATCGCACAGTTTGCGGAAAAAGAAGGTGTCGGCGGCGGTGAATTCTATACGCCGTCCAGCGTAGTCAAGACACTCGTTTCTATCCTCCGCCCATTTGATAACTGCCGTGTGTATGACTGCTGCTGCGGTTCCGGCGGTATGTTCGTGCAGAGCGCAAAATTCATTCAGGCTCATTCCGGCAAGCGCGGAGCCATTGCCGTTTACGGACAGGAGGCGAATGCCGATACTTGGAAGATGGCAAAAATGAACATGGCTATCCGTGGAATAGATGCTGACTTCGGTCCCTATCAGGCAGATACCTTTACAAGTGATCTGCACCCGACCTTGAAGGCAGACTTCATCCTCGCAAATCCGCCCTTCAACTATCATCCCTGGAATCAGGAGAAACTTTTGGAGGATGTGCGTTGGAAGTACGGCATTCCTCCTGCGGGCAATGCCAACTACGCATGGATTCAGCACATGATCCATCACCTCGCCCCGAACGGCAAAATCGGACTGGTGCTTGCGAACGGAGCCCTCTCCACGCAGTCCAGCGGTGAGGGTGAAATCCGCAAGAAAATTATTGAGGATGATCTGATTGAAGGCATTATTGCCATGCCGACACAGCTTTTCTATAGCGTGACCATCCCGGTTACCCTGTGGTTCATTACGAAGGGCAAAAAGCAGAAAGGCAGGACGCTCTTTATTGATGCCCGCAAGATGGGACATATGGTCGACAGAAAGCACAGAGATTTTTCCGAAGAAGATATTCAGAAGCTGGCAGATACTTTTGAGGCATTCCAGAACGGGACGCTTGAGGATGTGAAGGGTTTCTGCTCCGTTGCCACTCTGCAGGATATTGCAAAGCAGGATTATATCCTGACGCCCGGACGCTATGTCGGTATCGAGGAACAGGATGATGATGGAGAGCCTTTTGAAGAGAAAATGGCGCGGCTGACTTCGGAACTGTCCGATATGTTCGCCAAGTCCCATGAACTGGAGGACGAGATCAGGAGAAAGTTAGGGGCGATTGGGTATGAAATATAATCTTTCGGACATATGCGAATATGCCAGGGGTAAAGTCGATGTTGCTGCCTTGGACGAACAAACCTATATATCCACAGAAAATATGATGCCCAACAAAGGCGGTATTACAAGGTCATCCTCACTTCCTACCACAGCACAAACGCAGTCCTTCCTTGCCGGGGATGTTTTGGTATCGAATATCAGACCGTACTTCAAAAAAATATGGTTTGCTGATTTTGATGGAGGCTGTTCTAACGATGTTCTTGTATTTAGGGCGCAAGAAGGCGTTAGTAAGCGATTTCTGTATTATGTGCTTGCTGACGATGCATTTTTTGATTATTCGATGGCTACTTCAAAAGGAACAAAGATGCCTCGTGGGGACAAAGCAGCTATTATGAAATATGAAGTGCCCCATTTCACTTTCGAGGAACAGGAAAAGATTGCGGGGATTTTGGAGGCTCTTGATAGAAAAATTCAGCTTAATTCACAGATAAACGAGAATTTACTTCAGCAAGCACAGAGCATCTTTACCCAAGAGTTTCTCTCGCTCGACTGCATCCCGGATGGTTGGCAGGAAAGCTCTTTACTTGGTATTGCCGACTACCTTAACGGTCTCGCCATGCAAAAGTATCGTCCAAAAGATGACGAACAAGGGCTACCTGTTCTTAAAATCAAAGAACTGCGCCAAGGCTCCTGCGATTCTAACAGTGAATTATGCTCACCTTCCATTAAGCCGGAATACATTATCCATGACGGCGATGTAATATTCTCATGGTCTGGAAGTCTCCTTGTTGACCTTTGGTGTGGAGGAACTTGCGGTTTGAATCAGCATTTATTCAGAGTCACATCCTCCACTTACGATAAGTGGTTCTATTACGCATGGACGAATCACCATTTGCAAAAGTTTGCTGCTATCGCTGCGGACATGGCCACGACTATGGGACACATCAAGCGCGAAGAACTGTCGAAAGCAGAAGTCTTGATTCCTTCGCAATCCGACTATGACCGCATAGGTGGGTTGCTTGCTCCTCTGTACGACCTGGTTGTTGCAAATCGTATAGAGAACCGTAAACTTGCAACCTTGCGCGATGAACTGCTTCCTCAGCTTATGTCAGGACAGCTTGATGTTTCGGAGGTTTCGTTATGACTGAGAAAGAACTGAGGATTCCTTTTAATGCTCCTCTCACCGAGGCTGACACCGAATCATAGACCTATGGTTGCCGTCAAAACAATCCCGACATCTGTGGGAACAATGGACTTGCTGGTGTTTGTGCTTTCGTGAGCAAGGATGGCATCTGTCGAAAGCCGTCTCGTGCGTGGAAAAAGCAATACCAGAAACTCAAAGGTTAAGCCGCTAAATTCTCGTTTAAGTACGATTAACTCTCACCAACGGCGAGAGTGATAAACCAACGGAACTGCCGTTGATGTCGTTCTCTGGAATAATTTATGAAGGAGAATCGACATGAAAGAAAAACTGATCACAGAGGTAATGCAGGAGATGCTGCCGTACCTCGACAATGCGCAGATGAAGCAACTGCGCGAGGCAATGGGACAGGTTCTGTTCCATTATGAAATCACTGAAAGTAAGGGATCGCCGGAAGAGGATAACAACGGCAAGCTGATAGGAATGTTCATCACCGCCAAGCGGATCGAGGGTTGTTCAGAAAAGACGCTGAAATATTATCAAACCACGATTGAGGCAATGGTTTCTTCCATCAGAAAGAATGTTCGGCACATCAGCACAGAGGACTTGCGAATGTATCTGACCGAATATCAGAGCAGAAACGGTTCCAGCCGGGTGACCATCGACAACATCCGTAGGATTTTGTCCAGCTTCTTTTCATGGCTTGAAGATGAAGATTACATCATCAAAAGCCCCGTGCGCCGCATCCACAAGGTTAAAACGGCAAGCAGTATCAAGGAGACCTATTCAGACGAAGACTTGGAAAAGATGCGTGACAACTGCGAGGAGCTGCGAGATCTGGCAATGATCGATATGCTGGCTTCAACGGGAATGCGTGTCGGTGAGATGGTTCTTCTGAATCGTGATGATATCGACTTTGCAGAGCGGGAATGCGTGGTGTTCGGCAAGGGCGATAAGGAACGAGTCGTGTACTTTGACGCCAGAGCCAAACTACATTTGCAGGAATACCTTGACAGCAGAACGGACGATGACCCGGCGCTCTTTGTATCGCTCCGCTCTCCGCATAAACGCATACAAATCGGTGGCATTGAGCATCGGCTTCGAGAAATGGGCAAGCGGCTGAACATTCCGAAAGTGCATCCGCATAAGTTCCGGCGGACACTGGCAACGATGGCGATTGATAAAGGAATGCCCATAGAACAGCTTCAGCGGCTGTTGGGGCATCAACGAATAGATACGACCCTACAATACGCAATGGTCAAACAGAGCAATGTGAAAGCGGCGCATAAGAAATACATAGGTTAGGATTGTGTTTGTCAAGTAGAAAGTGCATAAAAGGGGCTCGAAAAAGTGCATAGCCCTGTCAGCACGATTTTGAGTGGTGGGGCTCGTTTTGTGCATAGAAGGAGCACGCCCCGTTTGTGTATT